GACCTCGTTCCGTTCATGCGCAAGGGCAAGCCAAGCATCCGCAAGTCCGACGAGCTGAAGGAGGCTGAGGACAGGATCATCGCCCGTATCATCGCCGCCGGCGTGCCCGATGAACCCTTGGCCGGCGCACTCAAGCTGACCGTCAGGTGGTGCTTCCACGTGGCCGGCGACCATCGTCAGGGCGAGCCGCACACCGTGAAGCCCGACACCAGCAACCTGCTGAAGACGCTCGAGGACTGCCTGACCAGATGCGGGGTGATCAGGGATGACTCGCTCATCTGCCTTCACGACCTTGGCAAGGGATGGTCGGACCCGCAGGGAATCTACGTCCGCGTGGAGTGCATCGGCTTCGATTCGGGGGACGGCGCACCGACTATTGGCACGAAGAGATGAGAGGGAAGGGGCAGGAGCAATGGGAGGAAACAGCGCGGGCCGCGTTCAGACACGCAGGTTCCACAAGCTCAAGGCGGAGTTCTTCGCCAGGTGCCAGGCCGAGCGCCCGGTGTGCTGGCTTTGCGGACAGCCCATCGACTACTCGGCGGACCCCGGCACGACCGCCGACTCGCTGACGCTGGACCACCGCGTGCCGGTGAGCAAGCGACCGGACCTGCAGGAAGACCCGGCGAACTTCGAGCCCGCGCACTTCGCGTGCAACTCGAGACGAGGCAACGGCGAGCCGCCCGTGAGCCTGGGGGTGCTGAGCCGCAAGTGGACAGCGGACTGAGGGGGAGGGGCGGTAAGCGATCTACCTGCGGGTTTAGCGGACTACCATCCGCGTGTGCCTTCTTCCTCTCTCCCCGATATTCCGATTTGGAATAACCGCAGGTAGAGGGGTGTTTTTGATTGATGTTCGGGGAAGATGCCCCGAAAAGCCGGCGGACGAGGTGATTTTGGATGAAGTTGGATGAACTTAAGGGCTTTTCAGAGACGTTTGAAGATGCCGTTTTACACGCAGACTGGCTCAGAGACCCATACGGCAATATCGCCCCGAAATTCGTGGCTACAGTCCGTCTGGGACGGTCTTTAGCGCAAAAACTCGATAAGCTGGAGCAGCACGACTGGATAAATGCCGCCGACAAGCCCGACACGACCACCGTGAGCCAGTACCTGAAAGTCCTGGACGCGCTTAAGCTGAACCCGAGCTGCGACAAGTCCATCAAGGCCGAGCCGCAAAAGAAGAAGTCGAGCTCGCTGGCGGCATTCACCTCCGGATTCAAGGTCGTGAACGGCTGATGGGTGCGCTCCACGTCAAAGTGGAAGAGAAGGGCTACGCCGAGCCGCGAATCTGGACCAAGCCGCTGCGTGAGCTCACGCCGGAGACCTCGCTGGGCTTCGAGGTCATCGACTACGCCCGCGAGGTGCTCCATGTGGAGCTGCGACCGTGGCAGAAGTGGCTGCTCATCCACGCTCTCGAACTGAACGAGGACGGCAGCTACCGCTTCAAGAAGGTCATCGTCCTCGTGGCGCGACAGAACGGCAAGACGATGCTCGCCAGCGTGCTTTCCAGCTGGTGGCTGTTCGTCGACTCGCAGCGCCACCCCGAGCGCGTGCCGCCCGTTAAGTTCAAGATCGTCGGCACCGCCCAGAACCTCGACATCGCGCGAGAGCCCTGGTCGCAGGTGCGCCTGTGGTGCAACCCCGAGCCACCGAGCGAGGCCGAATCGGAAGTCGCGATTGCCGATCTGCAGGAAGCGACCAACAAGGTCTCGGACACCAACGGCAAGGAGTACATCCAGGCGGCATCGCTGGCGCACTACGAGATCCGCGCCGCCAAGAACGCCCGCGGCAAGCCCGCAGCACGTGTCCTCATGGACGAGCTGCGCGAGCAGGAGAACTGGGTCGCCTGGAACGCCACATCGCAGACTACCAAGTCGTTTTGGAGCGGTCAGCTCTGGGGAATCTCCAACGCCGGCGATGCGAAGTCGGTCGTTCTCGCCGCGCAACGCAAGGCCGCGCTCAAGGTGGTCGCAAGCTGGGAGAAGCTTGTCGAGAAGCGCGGCATGGATCCGTTCGAGTGGGCGGACAAGCACGACAACGCGATCGGCATCTTCGAGTGGTCGGGCCGTGACGGCTGCGAGCTGGATAGCGACGAGGACCTCCTGCAGGCCAACCCTTCGTGCGGCTACGGCGGCATGACGCTCAAGTCGCTCAAGTCCGACATCGACGGCATGACCGAGGCGTCCTACCGCACCGAGGTCCTGTGCCAATGGGTCACGGCTGACGTGGACCCCTACGTGGACGTCGAGACATGGGAGTCGCTCACCGACAACGACAGCCGAATCCCCGAGGACGAGCGCGTCGTGCTCGCCATCGACACCAGCGAGGACCGCAAGACCACCTACATCGCGGTCGCCGGCGCACGCGGGGATGGCATGGATCACGTCGAGGTCATCGCCCGCCGTGACGGCAACCTGTGGGTGTCGAAATACCTCAAGTCCGTGCAGGAGGCATGGGGTATCGACGAGGTCGCCCTTCAGTCGAAGGGATGCCCTGCGGGGGACTTCCGCGACATGCTTGAGGAAGAAGGATGGACGGTCCATGCCATCGAGGGCAGCAAGCTCGGCTCCGTAGCAGGCAGCTTCAAGGATGCAGTACTCGACGGGACCATCCGCCACACCGACCAGCCGGTCCTCACGCAGCAGCTCAAGTGCGCTGTCACCCGAAAGCTCGGCGAGGTCGATGTCTGGACGCGCAGGGCATCGCAGGGTCAGATCTCGGCGGTTGTCGCCGCGAGCGAGGCGCTCTGGGCGCTGCGCAACTGCGAGCGACCGAAGCCCAAGGCCAAGCCTTCGCCCTATCCGCTGACGATTATCTAGGAGCTGACACATGCGTTTTTCCGACCGCATCAGGGCGGCTTACGATGGCTTCACGGGCAAATCCGAGACTGCCGAGAATGCCGCCGGGCAGTCCGAGACTACCGCGCAGCACGCTGTTCCGTACGCGCCGATGATTCCCCCCGGTTTGCTCGAGGACATCGCATTTGGCGATTGTGACCGCCGCGACCTCTGGGCCGCGGAGTACAGCGTCCGCATGGTGGTTGATTTCGTGGCGAGCAAGATCGCGGCGCTCCCGTTCCATGCGTACCGTGTGAAGCCCAACGGCGATCGCGAGGAGGCGCCTAACTCCGAAATCGGCAAGCTCATCGCTGACCCGAGCTACGTTGCGAACGAGACCCGTTACCGTCTCATCCACTCGCTGGTTGTCGATATGATGCTCAACGACCAGTGGCTGATGCTGCTGACCATGGACAAGGACTACGACTACCGTCTTCGCCGCATCCCGTATGGCACGTACTCCGTGAGATACAACGCGCTCGCGGAGCCGATGGGAGTCCAGATCACGCTCCCAAACGGTCAGGTCAACTACGAGCTGCCGAACAAGAACGTCCTGCTGTCGCTCGGCTACCCCGGCGCGGTCGGCAATCCCAAGCCAATGTCCGGCGCCTTGGGGCCGCTGCTCACAGAGGCGCGCGAGCTGGCGAGCTACCGCCGCTTCATCGCCCAGAACGGCGGTCGCATTCCCGCCTACATCAAGCGACCCGCAGGCATGGAGTGGGCGAACGAGCAGGCAAGGAACGACTTCATCCAGGGCATGCGCGCCTACCGCAAGGGCGGCGGCAAGGACGGCGGCTGGCCCCTGCTCGAGGACGGCATGGAGCTCATCACGGTCGACGCATTCAAGCCCGTCGACATGGCCGACCTCGATGCACGCGACCGAATCGGCATCGCCGTGTGCAACGCCTATCACATCTCGCCCGAGAACGTCGGTATCCGCACCGGCAACAAGTCGAGCGTGGAGGCCTACAAGGACCAGCTGTGGAATGTCGAGCTGTCCCCATACGTCGTCCAGCTCGAGCAGCAGCTGAATCAGGTCATCCCCAAGGCGGTCGGCGAGGAGGACGTCTTCATCCTCGCGAACATGGACGCGCAGCTGCGGGGTACCCCCAGCGAACAATACAAGGCGTTGAGCACGGCGACCGGTCGTCCGTTCATGTCGCTGAACGAGGGCCGACGCAAGCTCAACCTTCCCGCCAAGGAGGACGGCGACGAGGTTATCGTCCCGCTCAACGTCACCCAAGGCGGTCAGCCGTCCCCGCAGGACGGCGGCAATACTCAGAACGCCCAGACGGGCGCGAGCCCGAACGGGAGGTAACAAGATGAGCAAGCTCGATTTCCTCAATTTCGAGGTCAAGGCCGTCCCCGAGGAGGAGGGCGTGTTCGAGGGCTACGCCTCCACTTGGGAGCGCGACCTCATCGACGACGAGATCACCAAGGGCGCGTACGCCGAGACGCTTTCCGCCGACTACCCCGACGGCGGCGCGGGAATCCCGCTCTACTGGGGCCACAACTACGATTCCCCGCTCAACTGCATCGGCGAGTCCCTTTCCGCCTGCGAGGACGATAAGGGCCTGAACGTCAAGTTCAAGTTCGACCTCGACACGAATGAGGGCAAGAAGGCGTACGGCCTGCTCAAGCGCGGCCTCGTGCACCAGATGTCGGTCGGCTTCCTCGCCCAGAAGACCGCTTGGGTCAAGGACGAGGGCGACCAGTGGTCGCACCGCCGCATCGAGAAGGTCAAGCTCTTCGAGGTCTCCGTGGTGCCCATCGCCTGCAACCAGCAGGCCGAGGTCACCGACGTCAAGAGCGGTCGCGCCATCTCCAAGGACAACGAGTCCCTCATCCAGCAGGCCGTCCAGTGCCTGCAGGATGTGCTCAAGAATGTCGGCTCCGATGACGATTCCGATGAGGATGAGTCCGATGAGACCGACGAGAAGGCTCATGCACTTGCCGAGCGCAAGTCTGAGATAGAGAAAATCGCCGAATACCTCGGCGGAGCAGTCACCGATTAGGAGGACAAACATGCGCATTAAGGAGCGTATCGCCGCCGAGAAGAAGGCGGCACAGGACATTCTCGCCAAGGGCGAGGAGAACCTCACCGATGAGGAGTTCGAGCAGCTGAAGCAGCACGTCTCCGAGGCCAAGAAGCTCGAGGAGCATGCCGCCCTGCTCAAGGACGGTGCCGAGATCCTCGACAACGCCGCCGAGGGCAAGAACCCCGAGCAGAAGAAGGAGGAGAACGCCGTGACCGCCAAGAGCATCGGCGAGCATTTCGCCAACGAGCTGAAGGCCAAGGGCATCGACGTCGCCCAGGCGAAGACCATCAACTTCGAGACCTCCGAGTTCAACGTCAAGGCCGCTACCGACGTGAACCTCACCGGTGGCCCCACCGGCTCCAACGCCCCGTATCTGACCGAGCTCGACACCCCCGTGTTCGCCCCGCGTCAGGACCTGCTCATCGTCAACCTGTTCGGCACCGGCACCATGGGCGGCCAGGTGCTGAAGTACCCGGTCTACGGCAAGCTCGAGGGCAAGCCCGGCGAGACCGCCGAGGGCGCAGCCGCCGCGCACACCCACTTCCCCGACCCCACCTGGGAGAACGATTCCCTCCACACCATCACGGACCTGTGGGAGATCACCGACGACATGATCGACGACCTGCCTTACGTGGTGTCCGAGATCAACGACCACAACGACTATGAGTTCGACCTGGTCAAGGAGGACAAGATCTGGAACGGCGACGGCACCAGCGACAACATCAAGGGCCTTGTCGCTCGAATCCCGACCGACTCCGTGATCGACAACACCAGCACCGAGCCGCTCGAGGACCGTATCTTCACGGCAGTCACGATGATCAAGAAGAACGTCAACCGCACTGCTGACGGCCTTGTCATCAACCCCGAGGACTACAAGACCCTGCGCCTGAAGCGCGACAAGAACGGCCAGTACTACGGCGGCGGCTTCTTCCTGCCGCCCTACAACGGCACCGGCACCCTCGTCATCCAGCAGACCCCGTGGGGCCTGCCGACCGTGGTCACCCCGACCCAGGCGAAGGGCGATTGCGTGGTCGGTGCATTCAAGACCGGCAAGGTCCTCTCCCGCGGCGCGCGCACGCTGAAGACCAGCGACTCCCATAAGGAGAACTTCGGCTCCGGCATCACCGCCTTCCGCCTGAAGGAGCGCTGCACGCTTCAGGTCAAGTACCCGTACGCCTTCGTCAAGGTGTCCACTGACGAGACCAAGGTCGTCGCGCAGTCCGACGATTCCGGCATCGCGGTCCAGTCCGACGAGCCCGTTGCCGATACCGAGACCGCCAAGACCGCCAAGACCGCCAAGGCCACGAAATAGCCTCGGCTGATTGATTGGAAGGGGGCATCATGACCGAATCTTTCCTCGGCGAACATACCGACTACAGCGGGCTCGATGCCCCCATGTTCAACGCCGCCGCCGTGAGCGCCATCCGCGGCTACTGCGGGTGGCATATCGCGCCGTCGATGGAGCTGTCCGGCAAGGTCGGCTCCGCTGGCGGCAGGATCATCCGCATCCCCGCGCTCAACGTGACCGAGGTCACGAAGCTCGCGCTGACCGACGGCACCGACCTTCTGGGCGGTGCCCAGTGGAATGCAGGCGGTCTCGTCGAACTTGCGGTGCCCGTCGAGCCGTGCCTGAGCGGCATCGAGTACACCGTCACGGCTGGATTCAACCCAGATGACGTGCCAGACCTCATCGCGGTCGCGCTGCAGGTCTCCCGCCGAGCTGCGAGCGCCCCCGCGGGCACCGTGCGCTCCCAGAGCGTCAACGGCGCGTCCGTCAGCTACGCATTCAGCGGTTCCGGCGCGACTTCCGTCCAGCTCATGCAGGACGAGCGCGAGATTCTGGACAGGTACAGGATTGCGAGGCTCCCATGAGCGGCTCGGATTTCGGCAACTTCGGTCGACCGCTCAAGCGCCTCCGCGCACCCCTCGTGGAGGACCCGTACAACCCCGCGCGTACCGTAAGGGATTGGGACGGTGAGGTCGATGAGCTCGTTTTCAACGGCTTCATCGCCTCGGCATCCTCGGTCATGACGCCAGATGGAGCACGCGAGCAGGCGGTAACAGCCGTCACGCTCACGGTCGCTGACCCAACGGTCGACATCAGGCGCGGCGACCGAATCAAGGACGGCTCGCACGTCTACACGGTGGATGTGGTGCCATCCGTCGATGCCAACCCGTTCACAGGCTGGCAGCCGACCCTCGAGGTCGGACTTCAGGAGGTGGAGGGCTGATGCCTGCAGCAGGCCAGACGAAAGTCAAGTTCAACGACAAGTTCTTCGATGACATCCTCCACAGCGCGGGCGTCGAGAACATGTGCCTGTCCAAGGCGCAACAGGCGCTCGCGAACATCCGCGCGACCGCGCCCGTCGACACCGGCGCGTACCGTGACGGGTTCCGCATCGAGGTCCACAAGTCGGCGCACCGAAACAGCTATCGCGTGGTCGGTCACGACTGGAAGACGATTTTGCTCGAATCCAAGGGCGGCTATCTCGCCCGAGCCCTGAAAGCGGTGAAGTAGATGCAGACGGTGGTCCCTCCCGATCTGGAGATGTTCCTCTGCGGATACCTCCGTGCTGTCCTCGGCACGAAAATCGAGGTCGACAATCGCGAGCCGTCAGACTTCGACGGCGGCACGCCCTATTGCGTGGTACGTGACGATGGGGGCCAGAAGACCGGTCTCACCACCTTCGACCGCTCGGTCGGCATCTCCATCTATGCGGGGAACCGCCAGAGCACACTACAGGCCGGAGAGCTTGCCAGACGTGCCTTCGCCGCGCTCACGTCCCCGACCATCGCCTACGAGAAGGGGTCTCCCATCGCGGCCGTCATCGATGACGGTTGCAACGGGCCGTACCGCGTGACGGACCAGCACGATTCGAGCAAGTGCTACATGACGGTCGAGTACTCGGTCGTCGGTGCAATTGAGGATTAAGGTTAGGGCTTTGCCCTGGAAAGGAGCCTGCAATGGCTAAAGACAAGCAGGGTAACGACCTCGCAAACGTAGGCGTGCCCGTAACCGGTGCGATCTGCATCGTCCCGTACGCCGAGGACAACGTCATCACCCGCACTATGATCGGCAAGAAGAACGCCACGCCGAAGCTGCCCGAGGTGTACGCCCGCGGCACCTCCTGCCTGGGTCTTCTCACTAACGACGGCGCTCCCCAGGATTCCATCGAGTCCGGTGACGCCATCGAGTTCTGGCAGCAGGGCTACACCCTCAACGGCGAGAGCACTATCTCCACGGCCTTCACCATCGCCGAGGACACCGACCTCGCACGAGAGTTCTGCTTTGGCGAGAAGCCCGATGCCGACGGCGTCATCGCCGTCGATACCTTCACGCCAGACACCAAGTGGATGGCCTACGAGGAGATCACCTACAAGAACGGCAACGTCGACCGCCGCGCCGGCGTCATCCAGGTGACCGCCAACGAGCCTGGTCAGGCCGAGCGTGGTTCCGTCCTCGGTCGCGCCATCACCGTCAAGTGGGTGCGTGACGACCTGTACGAGGGCAAGGCCTACATCGAGGCTCACTGCACTCCCGCCGACGTCACTGCGACAGCCGCTGCTGCTGCCGCTGGCAAGAATTCCTAAGCGAAACACAGCTTTCCCTTCTCTTGTTGGGCATCGCGCTTCGGCTCGGTGCCCTTTTTTTATCGGGGGACCCCAGCCGAACAATGTCCATGTCGTAAGAGGCCATTCGAGAGAAGGGAAAGTCGAGATGGCTGAAGAGAAAGAGTTCGAGCCGACCATCGAGGATTTCGAGAACTGGACCGAGGAGAAGGAGCAGGAGGAGTTCGAGCGCATCGCCGATGCGAACAAGGTCATGTATGTGATCGGCGACAACACGCTGTTCGTCCGCACGTCCGCCGGCAACGTCTACCGCCTGCCCATGTGCCCGAGTTACGCCGAGGTGTCCGCAATCCAGAACGGCACCGATGACGATGCCTTCGAGCACCTTTGCACGCTCATCGAGGGCGGCAAGGGCGGCTCCGATGCCGTCGAGCGCTTCAAGTCCGAGCCGCTCCAGACGATGGTCAAGATCCTCGAGGTATTCGGCGAGAAGTTGGCTAAGGCCCAGGGAGCGACCCTGGGGGAATAGCCCGCTTCATCGCCGAGCTGAAGGAGCACGAGGACGCCGCGAGGGCAGATTTCGCGGCTAGGGGATGGAGCCTGCAAGCCGACCTCGGAAGCAGGCTCCGCTATGCGGACGCGATCGCGCTGTTCGGGGCGCTCTCCGGAGACCCCTCGACTTCGACTGGGGGGCACGTGGCCGGGCTTAAATACCCGACCAGCTTTGCCGACATGTTCATCGTGGCGGCGTTGACGCAGAACAAGTTCCCGTCTCCCATCCCGACCGAGGAAGAGCAGCTCCGCGCTGCCTCCTTCAAGGCCTCTGGCGATGAAGCGCAGAAGGCGGCAGAGAACATGGCGCCGCTGTTCGCTTCGCTTTACGAGTAACGAGATCGGGGGAGATCGCGCATGTCATCTGAGGTCGGTTCCGCACATATTTCAATCTTCCCCGTGATGACGGGCTTCCGCTCAAAGGTCAACAAAGAGGTAAAGTCGACCGGCGACGAAGCCAGCAATTCATTTAAAAGCGCATTCAAAAATGCCGGCGGCATAAGCGGTCGACAGCTCGGCAAGCAGCTCAAGGAATCCTTCGCCGCATCGTCCAAGGGCCTTGCCGGCGATGCCCTCAAGGTCTTCACCGATGACGTGAAGGCCGCGACCAACGAGCTGAGCAAGGCCCGCATGAAGCAGGCCGATGATGCCGGGCGAGTCCGCGTGGCGGAGATGAGGCTGCAGGATGCCATCGCCAAGTATGGCGAGGGCTCCACGCAGGCGGTCGCCGCCGAGGAGCGCCTGGCATCCGCACGCCGTAAATCCGAGCAGAGCGCCGCCGACGTGAAGGCCGCGACCGAGAAGCTGAACATCGCCAACGAGTTCGCCGCCAAGGCGCAGCAGGATTTGGCCCAATATACGAACCAGTCGTCCAATGCCTTCGCCCGCGCCGCCAAGAACTTCCTTGCCGGTGCCAAGTCGCTGGACGCAGGCAAGAGCTCCGCTACCGGTATGGCCGGCGCTCTCGGTTCCCTCGTCCGCGCTGCATCCGGCATCGACATGTGGGGGCCGATAGCAGCCAGGGCGACAGCCGGTCTCGCCAGGGTGAAGGCTTCCATCGCCGACTTCGCCAGCAGCGCCAAGAACAAGATGCAGATTGCCGCAGCCGAGATCGGAAACGCCATCTCTGACGGCCTGTCCCGCGCCGGCAGCAAGGTGCAGACGGTCGTCGGCAATATCGCGTCCAGGCTTCCGCAACCGATTAAGAACGTCTGCTCGACCGCGCACACTTGGTTCTCCAATATCGAGACAGCCGCCAAATCCGCATTCGATAAACTGCCAGATGTCGCCAAGACCGGTATCGAGGGCGCGAAAAGCGCCGTATCCGCCGGCATGTCCGCAATCGGCAAAATCTGCTCTTCCGCAGCCAGTGCATTCAAGAACATTTCCACCGCTGTCGTGGGCGTGGGCGCGGGTGTCACTGTGGCGCTCGGCAAGATGGCCGTCACGGGCGGCTTCAACCGTGCCCTCAGCATCGAGGACGCTCGAGCGAAGCTGAAGGGCCTCGGCCACGATGCCGGCAGCATCGACGAGATCATGAACAATGCCCTGGCTTCGGTCAAGGGCACCGCCTACGGTCTGGGAGACGCCGCTACCACTGCATCCCAGCTCGTCGCGTCCGGCGTCAAGCAGGGCGACCAGCTCACGAGCGTCCTCAAGACGGTCGGCGATTCCGCGCAAATCTCAGGTCGAGACTTCACGGAGATGGGCTCCATCTTCTCCAAGGTCGCGGCCTCCAACAAACTTCAGGGCGAGCAGGTCAACCAGATCCTCGACTCGGGCATCCCCATCTTGCAATTCCTTGCCAAGCACTACGGCATCACCGCCGAGGAAGCCCAGAAGATGGTTTCCTCCGGCAAGGTCGACTTCGAGAACTTCGCAGCCGCCATGCAGGAGAATCTTGGCGGCGCGGCACAGTCCGCGGGCACCACGTTCAAGGGCGCGATGGCTAACGTCAAGGCCGCTTTCAGCCGTCTCGGCGAGAAGGCCATGACCCCCGTCCTGAACGGCCTGCGCGACATCTTCAACGCCGCAATCCCTCTGGTGGATGCCGTAACGACCAAGCTGACACCCGTCTTCGAGCAATGGGGAGACCTGGTCTCCAACACCATCGCACCGATGGTCGTCGATGCTTTCGAGAAGATCACGTCCGTGCTCAACGGTGACAGCTTCTCGGGCTTTTCCAGCGGCATCATGGCGACAATCCCATTGGTCGGCTCCCTGGTCGCCGCCATGGGAGGCACCGGGCTTCTCGGCACCATCGGCGAGCTTCTCGTCAACATCCCCATGGTCGGCCCGGCCCTAAAAGGCCTCGTGGGGGATTCCGCGCTTCTCGGCAACGCGCTTAAGCTGCTCGGAGGTCCCGTCGGTATCGTGTTGTCGCTCCTCACCGGCTTGGTGATGGTCAGCCCCAAGCTGCAGCAGACGCTCGCGCAGGTCGCCGAGACGGTCGGCTCCGCCCTCATGGGCGCGGTGTCCACGCTCGCCCCTGTGCTTCAGGATATTTTCGACAAGTGCACCAGCGCGGCATCCGAGATTTTCCCGGTGCTGGTCGAGTGCATGGGCCAGATCTTCGAGACGCTCGGTACCGTGATCGCCCAGCTCGCCCCCGTGGCAGCTGAAATCCTGCAGCCTTTGCTCGATTGCATCTCCCAGCTCATCGAGCCGCTTACCAACATCCTGACGGTAATCCTGCCGCCGCTGACCAGCCTGCTTGACGGCCTGATCGTTTTGGTCGGTAGCGTCCTGTCGTTTGTAGGCCAGCTGGTCGCGGGAATCGAGTCGCTGCTGCTGCCCATCATCACGGCGGTCATCCAAGGGGTCTCCGACCTGCTGACACAGTGCAGCCCGTGGCTCGACCAGCTCGGTTCCACCTTCGAGACCGTCCTGGACCTCATCGGCGATGCGCTCGAGGTGGTCGGCGGCGCACTCAACCAATTTATGTCTGTCGCGGGCCTCGTAATCGAGCAGGTTGTTCAATTTTTGGTTGGAACGCTTGAGCCTGCCTTCGCGGCGATGGCCCCGTTTATCTCGGGTATCGTCGCGTCCGTCAATCAGGTGATTAGCTCGATTGCACAGATCGTGCAGGGCGTCGTCAATTTGGTGGCAGGGTTGATCTCGGGGAATTGGTCCCAGGTCTGGCAGAGCTGCCAGCAGATCGCCAGCGGCGCGGTCGGTGCGCTCGGCGGCATCCTGAGCGGAATCTACAACGCCGCGATGGCTGCGATCTCTGGTGCCGGCACATGGCTCTGGAATGCCGGCAGCCAGATTATCGCCGGTCTCTGGAACGGCATCTCGGGTGCCATCGGCGGCCTGTACAACAACATCAGGAATGCGCTCTCGGGCTTGGTCGACGAGGCGATGAGCGCACTCGGCATCCACTCGCCGTCGCGTGTCTTCCGCGACAAGGTCGGTAAGTTCATCCCGTCCGGCATCGGCGTCGGCATCAAGCGGAACACCCCAGCGCTGCTCTCCGATGCCGACAAGATGACCGATGCCCTCGTGGACCGCGTGAGCGGGGCAACGGCGGCAGTTGACGTGGCGGCTGGTGTGTCGCACGCGTCTGGCGCAAACGGCGCTCAAGGGGCATCTGGCGGCGCTGGCGGGCTGTCTGTCGAGGACATTGTCTACGCAATCGTCACCGCGCTCAGCAAGATCGGTGCGCTCAAGCTCGATGTCGACCTCAAGACGCTCTCCATGCTGCTCGCGCCTTCCATCGACTCTGAGCTCGGCAAGCGCGACGCAATGGAGGTCTAAATGGCAGATTCTAGGCTGGGTATCTACTCGCGCAACAACATGTTCGTCGATGACGGCACGGTCACCGTGAACGGCATCACGCTCGGCGATATGGGCTGGTACCTGACCTCCGCGCCGGAGGTCGATGCCGTCTCGTTCGACACGTCCTACACGACCGTCACCGGAGCCCATGGTTCCCGCGATGTATCGCTGACGGACGGCAGCGGTCTCGCCTATGCCGGCAGGCGCACGGTGACGCTCCACCTGCGCACGGTCGGCACGTGGCAGGAGGCGGTCAAGTCCAAGGTCGCGCTCGGCTCCATCATGGGCCGTGACGCCCGTATCACATGGCGTGCGCTCCCCGGTGATTTCGTCGGCAGGCTCGAATCGTCTAACCCCAGCGAGGTCTGGCAGGGCGGCGTGTTCGCCTACTACGAGATTGACCTGACGATGAGCGCCATGCCCATGCTGTACGGTAGGAAAACGGCGGTGAGCGGTTCGAAATTGACCGTGAGCGGTAATTGCCGTGTGTTCCCGACATTCACCGTCAAGCTCAAGGCCGAGAAGAAATTGAAGATTTCCCGCGCGGACGGCGTGTTCATCGAGGTCGATGCCGAGAGGAGCTTTGCCTCCGGTGCCATCGCCGTCATCGAGACCTCGCCGACCAAATCGCGCGGCGTGTACATCAATGGCGTCTTGACCTGTCCGACACTCACATCGGACTTCTTCGACCTGCCAGTAGGGGACTCGACCATCACAGTGGTCGGTGCAAGCAGTATCACGACATCCTTTGAGCCGCTCTGGCTCATCCCCTAGGAGACGGTCAGATGTCAAAGAGATTCATCCACTTCAGCCGTTTCGGCGCATACCTCGGCGAGCTCACGCCGATGCAGGCCACGCGCACGCGCAATGTCGACCAGTGCGGTGTGGACAAGGTTGAGCTCACCCTGCTGGATAACGGCGTCGACAAGTACGACCGCATCGTGTTCTGTGATTCCATGGGGCGCACGTGCGAGTGGATCGTCATGTCCTCGCGCGAGTCGAGGGCGAAGAGCGTGCCTGTCTGCACCGTCAACTGCTACGGCTCCATGCAGGAGCTCTCGCGCCATTTCATGCCGACGCTCCGCCGCGGCTCCAACGATACGCCCGCGCAGGCGCTCGCAAAGGCACTTGAAGGCACCAGATGGTCGGTCGGTCAGTGCGACGAGGGCAGCGGCGAATACAGCGTCTACCACCAGTCCTCGCTCGCTTCCGTCAAAGATATAGCCGAAGCCTACAAGATGGAGGTCGAGCCGGTAATCCAGCTGTCAGCTGACGGCAACTCCATCGCAAAACGCTCGGTCCGTCTGGTCAAGCGTTTGGGTCGCGCCAGCACCGCGCTGCGTCTCGATTACGGCAGCGGTCTGTCCGGCATCGACCGAGTGCTGTCCGCCGATGACGTGGTGACGCGCCTGTACTGCTACGGCAAGGGTGTACAGACCACCGATGACGACGGCAGCGCCACCGGCGGCTACTCGCGCAAGATCACATTTGCCGACATCAACGGCGGCAAGGAATATATCCAGGATGATTCACTGCTCGAGGTCTGGGGCGTGCCCGGTCCCGATGGGTCGCTCGTGCACACCGAGGGTATCTTCGAGGACGGCGACTGCGAGGATAAGGCGACACTTCTCGCTGAGGGCAGGGCAGCGCTAGCCGAGCGCTCGAAGCCCATCGTGAGCTACGAGGGCACGGTCGAGGCCCTCGGTCGCGCAGGATTCGATGCCAACGCCTGTGACCTCGGAGACAACCTCCAGATGGTCGACACGACATTTCCCAAGCCGCTGCGCCTGAGCGGTCGCGTTTTGGAGATCGTGGAAGACCTGCTCGGCGACGGCTCGCCTAGCAGCGTGAAAGTCGGCAACGTCATCGAGGGCATCGTCAAGCGTTCCGATCGCGTGCAGCAGACAATCGACCGCCTGACGAGCAGCGCCGGCAGCTGGGACAGCGCCGCCACGCTCGGCAGCGCCTACCTTGACGGCCTTATCGACGGCCTGAACAAGGTGATGAACGAGACCGGCGGCTACACATACATCAAACCCGGCAAGGGACTTTTCGTCTACGACAAGCCTGAGAACGCCAATCCGACCATGTGCATCCAGATCGGCGGCGGCTACTTCCGCATCGCCGACGGCAAGAATTCTGACGGCACGTGGAACTTCCGCACGCTCGGCAACGGTCACGGTTTGGTGGCCGACGCGATTGTCTCAGGCACCATCAGCGCGAACCTGATCAAGGCGGGCACGATTCAGGATAAGAGCGGCAAAAACTACTGGAATCTTGATGCCAGCGAATTCCACCTCGGTCCCGGTGCGAAGCTCGACGGCAAGGACATCGCTGTCGCCGATGCCGTCATCGCGTCGGTGGATGTGGAGTACGCCCAGGGGACATCGCGCGACAAGGAGCCCGTGGACGGGTGGCAGACCACCGCTCCCCAATGGGTCTCCGGCAAGTATATCTGGACGCGCACCAAGACAACGATGCAGTCGGGAGACATCGAATACAGTGAGCCTGTGTGCATCAGCGGCAGGGACGGCGTGAAGGGCGACAAGGGCTCGACCGGCACCGGCGTGCGCGGCATCGTCGAGCAGTACTACCTGTCCACGAGCTCCACCGCACAGTCCGGTGGCAGCTGGTCGGAAGCACAGCCAACGTGGGCAAAGGGCAAGTACATCTGGACGCGCAGCAAGATCACGTGGACGGACGGCTCGACCACCTACACCGCGCCGTGCCTCGCCAAGGCCATTAACGGCTCCAACCAGATGGCTGGCAGCGCCATCGTTTCGCGCGTTAAGCTCTATGCGAAGAATCAGTCCGACGCAGTGCCGCCTCTGAACATGCAGAACCCCGAGCGCGGCTGGTCGGAAGACATACCGCAATGGTCGAACGGCTACTTCATCTGGGAGATGGACCGCATCACCTACGGCGACGGTTCAGTCAACCATTCAACGCCTGTTCTCGTGGCTGCACTGAATAAGGCCAACCAGAGTGCATACGACCTCAATCAGTCGCTCAATGATCTCGACACCACGGTCAACGACCTTGCCACCGACGGCGTGATAACCGAAGCTGAGAAGGCAGCGGTCAAGAAGATCCAGCAGACCATCGACAAGGAGAAGGACGAGCTCACCACACAGTTCAACAGCCTGAAGTCCAACAAGTCGTTGAATCAATATTTCCTCGCCAACGTCCTAGCTCCATCGTACGATTCTGCTTTCGGTACAGGCGGCTCATACGGCTCGCTCAACACCGCCATCTCGGACGTGCTCAAATGCACCACGAAAGAGGCGCTGGATAGCGCCATGTCTACCTATAAGTCTTGCTACAACACGCACTCAGGTAACGTCAACACATATACCGCCGCGGCACGTCAGGCGCAGCATGCAATTGAGCAGCAGGATGCCAAGTCTATGGCGCAGGGTCTGCTCGACAACTACGACGATGATTTGAACCAGCTCAAGATTTTCAACCGTCTAACCAACAACGGTACCGAGCAGGGCATCTACATGCAGGACAATAAGCTGTACGTGAACGCCAGCTACCTTGCCGCAGGCATCATTGCAGACGTGACCAACACGAACAGCTGGAACCTCAAGACCGGTTATCTCAAGACCACACGTGGCACCATCGGCGGATTCACCATCGACAAGTACGACATCTCCAACGACAGGCTATCGCTTCAGGATGACGGACCTCATTTCATCTATGACAGCAAAGACATTGGCTTTATCGGCAGCAACCATCTCACCAAGTATCCGAATGTCTACGGACTCAACTTCAATCTGAAGGAGTCAGGCGGTTACATGTCTTGGGCTGCGTTGAAGAACGCAGACGATCCGTACTACGCAATGAAGCTGACGTATGCGAACAAGCCAAATATCGGGTTCACGGCGTACGCACTCAACGCCGGATGTGATCTGGACATGCACAATTGGTCGATTAAAAACATCGGCAACGGATGTACTAATACGCTTCGATTTACCGTTGTCACCAACGCTAACAAAGACGGAAGCTTCACGTTCTCGAACGGATGCAGTATGAAGTTCGAGGGCGGTTTGCTTACACACTTTGCATGGCCTGAGAACAACTTTTCGTAAAAAAGAGAAGGGGTAACCGTAATGGAAGAAAAGAAGTACGTAATAGAAACAGGTGTTCCCACGGCAGGGGCTGGAGAGCCCGTTGAAGTCCAAGAGACCAGCACGACTTTGGCTCGTGATGTAAAGCGCATTGATTCCAAAGTGAATCTGCTGCTAAAAGCCCTTGGAGTAAGCGCAGCAAGTCTGGAGGACGATACCGATGAAACTAACTAACGAGAAGATCGCGGCAATGTGCCGAGACCTCGACAACGGCGTGCTGGATAACGTCGGCATCGTGGGCTATACGGCGGCGCGAAACTACCGCGCTTTGCACGACGTTGCTGAACCCTTCTTCACCCAGCGCAACAAGCTGATCATGGAGTACGGCGATGAGCAATACGACGACGACGGCAATATCAACGACTACGTGGTCGACCCTAAATCCCTCAAGTTCGCCGAGTTCGCCGCCAAGTATCAGGAGCTTGCCGACATCGAGTGCGAAGTCGAGATTTTAACCTTGCCAGAAGAAAAGGCGATTGACGCCATCAGCGGCTCCCAACTGCTTCAGCTCGACTGGATGTTCGAGCGAGACCAAGGCTGATCTGGCGGGGGACAGCTGTCCGATTATTGACCGCAGTAAGCAACTAAGGGGGTCAAGATGGCTCTAGACAACTTCCGTCAAATCCTTATCGAGATTGACACGGTGAATGCTTACATTGCACCGATCATCTTGTCAGGAGGCGACATCAACGGTCGAACGATTGTCGTCAAGCTCACCGACAACGGCAATCCAGTACTTAATGTGGGCGGCATCACGGCAAAGCTCGCATACAGAGTTGCCGGTCAAAGCTCCGGCTGGTTTAAAACAATGGAGAAGGTCGACGGATATGGCACTGCTGCCTGGTCTTGTGCGGCCCCCGGCAGTGTCCTTAGATCTGAATACGCGACTTTTGCCATCCAGTTTTGCCAGGGAACCGATGTTCTCTGCTCGCGTACATTCAGGGCGTCGGTCGACCAGTCGATCATCAACGTCAGCCCTGAGACTGACGAGGGCGATGCCCTTAAAGCTCTTCAGGAGATTCTCACGTCTCTAAATGAACAGCAGACAAAATTCGACACTGCTGAGAAGAAACGCGAGCAGGACTTTAATACTGCGGTTGATAAAAGCAAAAAAGCCACCAGTGCAGCTGAGAAAGCGGCATCTGATTGCACGTCTGTCACTAATTCTGCCAAAGATTTACTTGTGCTTGGACTAGTCAACGTCAACGGTCGCATCTGCCAACGTATCAAGAAAGAGGTAACAAATGGCTGACGAGAACGCTAATGCCGTGAACTATGTCGTGGTAGAAGACCCGCTGATGAGAGATGCCACGGGCAAGGAACTCGTCAATGTCGGCTCGCAGGTTGTCGAGCACCTGAAAGACATTGCAAATCAGGGTATCGAGCCCCAGAAGGCAGCACAGGAGGCGCGCGAAGCCGCAGCAGACGCGCGTGCCGCCGCGTCTGAAGCTCGCGGCAACCCGCCGCAGCCCACGTGGGATGAAGCAAAACAGCGCTACACCAACGAGACCATGGCGGCATACGCCCATAGCCACCGCGACGGCAAGATTTACGGCATCAAGGTTCCCAAGAGCATGATTACCGACTGCATCAAGATCGGCGCGGCAGAGGGCATTGCGGCTCCAACGCCCGGTACCATTGGAACGCCATGCGTTGACCCGTTCGCCTTGATGGGCAAAGGCCCCCACTGGGAAGAGGACGTGTGTGGCGGCGCTGACCCCGACGGAGCCCCGTTCGTTGACGGCATCGAGGGCGACGGTCGCTTCTCGCTTACCGACAACGGGCACGGCAACAACGTCTACGTCTTGAAGAACGTCATTTGGAATAAGTTCGTGGACGATGTTGACCCCGATTACATCTGGTGGTTCTACTCCGACACGCGCAAGGGCGGTTATGAGCCGAACCCGCAGGCGTTCTTGCCGGACGGCACCCTGCGCCCCTACATGCTCACGCCGAAGTACGGAGCGTCCAAGGATGCAAAGGGCAACTTGCGCTCCGTGTCCGGCGCACCACTCTACGTCCGAAAGCTGAGCCACGACAGCGGCATCGACGAAGCAAAGACCGCGACCACTGGTTATTCGCTCAAGAGCGTATACGACGATTGGTACGTGAAGTTCAGCTACATCACACGCTATGGCACGAAGAACTTCCAGAAGCTGTTCACGGGCTGCTCCAACTACAACGTTCAAGTGGCACCTGTGCTCGCCGAGACTGGCGTGAAGCGCGTGGTTGTGAGCGCCGACGACGGCGCGAAGTTCCTCGACGGTTCGTGCGTGTCGCTCGGTACCCACGACACGGGCAACTCGGGCGCGAGCGTCGGCACAGACCGCAATACCGCCAAGAATTTTGACGTGTTCGACATGAAGCGCATCGTCTCCCACGAAACGCTCGCGGACGGTACCGTGGCGCTGAACATCGAGTGCGATACTCCGTTCGATACTGGCACGTCCTATCTGCTGTCCACTATGCCGTGGTGGACTGGCGTGACTGACGCGGTGGAGGGTGACGGCTCGCCGTCTTCCAACCTGAGCGGCAAGGAGCCGTGCAAGGTTGGCGGCGTGGAGCTGATGTACGGCGCGTATGAGCTCGTGCATGGTGTTATGCAGCAGTCGGTCGGTGACGGCTTCTACTTCATCGTTAACCCCGACACGCGTAACGAGAAAAAGGGCGCGGTCGCGCCTGGCGCTATCGAGACGGGCATCCGCATGGTTGACGATAGCACGTGGCCCATCACCATCGCCAACGCCCACGGCCTACTGGTCGGGCAGGGCAAGGGCGGCAGCTCGAACAGCGGCCTGTGCGATTGCTCGTACAACTCGAAGCCTACGGACAAGGGGCTTCGCGAGCATCTGACTTCTGGCGCCCTCGGGAGCGGTTCTAGCGCGGGACCTTGGTTTGTCTACGGCTGGAGCTGGCTCGGCGGGGCCCTCTGGAACTTCTGCTCTCGTCTCTCTGTCACGGGTCGCGGGGGTGAGGAAGCCCCAGCGGCGAAAGCCGCGTAGGGGCTGACGAGGGGGCTTGCCCCCTCTCATCCCTTTCCTTTGGGGGTTCACGGTACGTGGGCTGATGTTTTCTTCTGGCAACCTCAGGAACGGTTCTAACGCAGGACCTTGGTATGTCAACGGCAGGAACAGGCTCGACAGGGCCAACTGGAACATCTGCTCTCGTCTATCTGGTTGTATCTCATTCATTCGCCGTGTCCTCCCGCCGCCGTCATTTTGGCGATGAGCGGGTCTAACCCAGCTTAACTAAGTGAAATTTTGGCTAAAGACCGCCGGGCCAGTAGCTGTGCGCGACCGCTCGGGTGCCAACCAGAGATACGGAAGACGGGTCTAATTTGAAACGATACTGCAAGAAGCTCGCACTCACACGTCAAGTGATAGAGGACGGCTACGCCGACTGGAAGTCATGCGAGAGCGGGAAGAAGAACGGGTGGCGCGTCCGCAAGGAGTACGGAACCGCCGCTGCGCTGCTCGACGAGATAGAGCGCGAAATACGCGACCGCTCGCTCACGTTTCGACCGCTCCATTCCTACGACAAGATGGACGGCACGAGCGGCAAGGTACGCCATATCACTGTGGAGAGCGTTAAGCAGCAGGTCTGCGACCACATCGCCGTGGTTGCGCTCATGCCGCTGCTCCGCGCAAAGGTCGGCAGGCAGCAACACGGCTCCACCAAGGGCAAGGGAGCGGTAGCAGCCAAGCGCCGAGTCATGCGTTATATCCAACGCCACAGCCGTTTCGTACACATGGACGTGCGCCACTGTTACGAGAGTATGCGCACCGATATGGTGATGGAAGTTCTCGGACGCTACGTGGCGTGCGGCTGGCTGCTCTACCTCGTGGGGGAGTTGCTGTCCACCTACGGCGGCTGCTTGATTCTCGGAAGTTTCCTTTGCCTGCGGCTGGCGCAGCTTGTGCTGTCATTCGGCTACCATCACATCGAGTCGCTGGGCAAGCTCAGGCGCGGTCGGTTCCATGCGCTAGTCGGCAAGATGCTTTGGTATGCGGACGATGTGTATCTGTTCGCTGATTCCAAACGCGATCTGCGCATGGCGGCACGAAGCCTAGAGCGCTACGTTGCCGAGTTCGGCTTGAAACTAAAACCATGGAAGATATGCCGCTGCGACCAGCCGTGCGTGATTGTGAAAGGGCGCAAGCGTCCTGTTGCGGAACCGTGCGACATAGCTGGTTTTCGCGTGTGGCGCGACCACGTGGCACTACGCGAGCGTATCTACCTCCATGCCGTCCGTGCCTTTGGTAAGTTTTCGCACAGACCCACCGAGCGCATCGCTCGCCGCGCGTGTTCGCTGTGGGGCTACCTGAAGCACTCGGACTCGCGCGGGACGTGCAAATCGCGGGGTATCCCGCAATTACTATCGCAAGCAAAAGCCTACAGCTAGGAGGATTACATGGTCGAGACTTATTACGGCCCCAAGCCCGAGCGTGTACACGTGGAGCATCTTGACGGACGAACCCACGTGTGGCTCGTCAAGGATGCCGAGCGCGACACCGTTGACCGTGGGCCAGACGGACGCGATGCCGTCGAGGTCTATACGGGCAAGACGCTCCATTTCACACTGTGGGGCACCGTGAGCGCCGATGAGGTGGAGCGCGGTTTTGATGCCCTGTGGTCGGAGCATGAGCTTGACGGCATTGGCGATACCGAGCGTATCGGTGCAGTCGAGCAGGCCACCGCAGATAACAGCTCGCAGTTGGAGACGGTCTTTCAGGCCGTAGCCGAGCTCGGAGACATGATCGCAACGGTTGGAGGTGGAGCCTAATGGCAGCAATCTACGCAACGCTCATCAAGGATGGGGCGATTAACCCTAAGACTAATGAGCCTTGGAAGGTGGAGGACGTGAACGTGCTTTGGCGTGCGTCCGTCAAAAAGCTACTGGACAAGTAGAACTGGCCCCGCAAGGGGCCTTTTCTTTTGCGCGGGGGACGGTGACTCGATACTGCCGTGGAAGGGAGGTGATGCGATGGACACAGCGATCATCAACTCGGCTCTGTCGTGGTGTGTAGCCGCCCTTTTGGGGGCTGTACTAGTGACCCTAAAGCGGCTCTATAGCCTAATCCTCGCCAATCAGGAGGGCACCAAGACCCTGCTCCGCAGCAGGCTCTACGACATCCACGAACGCACAGTCGAGAAGGGTTATTGCCCTGATGTGCGCAAACGCGAGACCGAACAGGTCTACACGGCATACCACGCACTCGGCGGCAACGGGGTTGGCACGCAGTACTACCAAGAAATCCTAAATGCGCCAGTGTGCGCGGAAAGGGGATAGCCATATGACTACCGAAGACATTATCCACAAGCTGACCAGCCGCAAGTTCTGGCTTTGCGCTGCCGCTTTCCTTGGCAGCATTGCCGCAAGCATCGCTGGCATCACTACAAGTAACGAGACAGTCGCTATCGTCGGCACTGTGTGTGGCGTAATCAGCGCCGCTATCTACGCCGCCGCTGAGCAGGCGGTCGATGCCGCCCGCCTGAAAGCAGGTGGAGCGAATGACCGAGACTAAGCGCAAGCTGCCGCTTCGTAGCATCTTTGCCGTCGTTCTCGCCCTTGTTGCGGCTCTCGCTGCCCCGTGCGGCGCAGAAGCCTACCAGAGCGTCAACAAGTACGTATCTAGCGGCCACGGCTATCTCAATGCGTCCTACCTCGTAATCCACGAGACCGCGAATCCGGGCGCGAGCGCGTACAATCACACGCTCTTGTGGGGCCGCGATGATACCTACGCCGTCCATCACGTCATGGAGCTCGATGGTTCCACCGTATACAACACGGTGCCAGAGAACCGTCTGTGCTGGCACGTGGGCAACGGCAATTACGCCACTATCGGCATCGAGCTGGCGCATGCCACCAATGCCAGCGACTTCTCTAAGCAGTGGAATGAAGCCGTGAAGTGGGCGGGCGATGAGCTCCGCGCACACGGCTGGGACACGTCCCGCCTGCTGTCCCACTACGAGGCGGCTCAGCGCTGGGGCGGTTCTGATCATACCGACCCCAACGGATACTTCCAGTCCTACGGCAAGTCGTGGTGGGAGTTCAAACAGGCGGTCGCTTCCTATTTGGGTAGCGGCTACGTGGCACCAATCGCGCCGACCAACGGCAACGGCGGCACGTACCAGCCCTCCACTTCTGCCACTCGTACGAGTTTCCCCAAGTCCACGGGCAAGAGCGTTAATATCCACTACGCCCTCCACAACCGTTACGGTGCGTGGAACGACGCTGTGACCAACTTCAACGACTCCAATTCCGAGGGCTTCGCCGGTATGCCCTACGGCTCCCACGACATGCTCATTGCATGGGTGGATAGCGGCACGCTGCGCTACCGTGTCCACACCAAGGAGAGTGGATGGCTGGATTGGGTGCAGACCGCCAACTACAACGATTCCGTAAATGGCATGGCAGGCATCTGGGGCCAGACCATCGACGGCGTGAAGATGTTCTACGTCACTCCGTCTGGCGAGTACAAGCAGGTCTACTACCGTGCTCAGGACGTTGCACACGCAAACTGGCACGATGAGGTCTGCGATGACGGTTCCACCTACGGCGGCGATGACTACGCTGGTATCTACGGATACGCGCTTGATCGTCTCCAGTGCTACGTGTCTGACGGTACCCGCCGATGATGGGTTTGGTAATCGCCTTTATCCTCGGCTCCACCTTCGGCAGCATGATTTTCTTCTTGGCTTTGTGCCTCGTTGGTGCGTTCCGAGACGATTAGAATAAAGGTGCAATACAAACCTCATTTGAGGTTAATGGCCCCGCTCCCTAGCTACAGGAAGTGAGGCCATTTTTTTGTCTAGCGGTTACTCCCGCGTCCTAACTCAGTCCATAAGTTCTGAAATATGGGGGTCTATGGAGACCTTACAAACCGTATAACTGCACTATGGAGCACTATGCTAACCTATGAGAGCCTTAGCGTGCATAACATCCAGTAAGGATTTGTACATGCTAAGAGCGTCCTGCGCAGCGGGGCGCTCTTTTTGTGTAAGGGCGCGAACAATCACGCTCTGAAGCGTGGCGGGGGCAGGGGGTCCGCGTCACATGAGAAGCCCGCAGGCAAGGGGCCTGTGGGGTAAAGGAGAACA